ATCACCCCAAATACAGGGCGATCGAGGCTGTTTCACTTCGGATGCACGAGTTGATGGGCCCTGCTCCGTCGACCCAAGAGGTTATTGACAAAGGTGGTTGGGGACCCGGTGTGAACGCCCATTATGATTTCGGGCACACTCGCACTGGTCCGGAGTTCAAGTTTGCTGCAAAGCCGACGTTAACTCCTATAATTATACCTATAGCGTCAGTGGTGGTGGCATCCGCCCCGCTGTGGGACCAGATGATAAATCTGGTCCACGGAACGCGACAGCGTTTCGATCTAGTTCCAGGTAACGAATTTTTCACCGTTCCCAAGAAGTTCGAAGTTAAACGCGGTGCTTGCAAGGAGCCAATGCTGAACCTCTGGCTACAGATGGGGGTTGAGGCAGTACTTCTAGAGCGTTTACTCGATTCCGATGGCGTGAATCTACGCACATCCGCGATGTTCAACCAGATGTTAGCTGAGACCGGTGCCGTTACTGGTATCTTTTGTACGGTCGATCTGAAATCAGCAAGTAATAACGTCTGCCGAGCTCCGGTACGGTCAGTTATTTCGGCCGATTGGAATGCCTTGCTCGTGTCGTTAGCGAGTGAATACGGCCTTCTGCCTGAAGAGTTGCGCCAAAAGATGTCTGATAAGGACATCCCTGATATGATCAAATACGAAATGCTCAGTTCTATGGGCAACGGTTTTACGTTCTTGGTAGAGACGCTGCTTTTCCGGGCGATTATTACCTCCGTGGTTCCGGGTGTTTGGTCTCGTACGTCAAAGGGGATGAAGCTAACTTGGCCTCACGTTGCGGTGTTCGGGGACGATCTTGTATTTCCGACCGCCTACTATACCGAGGTTGAGTCCTTGTTAACCCTGTTTGGTTTCACGATCAACCAGGATAAGACGTTCGTGGAGGGCCCGTTCCGTGAAAGCTGCGGGAGGGATTTCCACGGTGCAACTATGGTTAGACCGCTCTACATTTCTAAGAGACTCGATAATGGAGAAGCAATCGTCTCCCTTGCGAACAAGGTTCTCCGCCATGCTTTTGAGGGTCCTACAGCTCCTGGTAACACTAGGACTTGTGGTGATGCTCGTTGGCGCGGAATCTGGCATGCAATCGTTAATCACGTGCGTAAGCCAATTCGCAAGATAATCACCACGGAGCCCAACGTCCCTCAAGGACTATGGGTTCCGATTGGTGAGTCGACCTGGGAAACGAAGGAGGGCAAGCCGCCCTCTTACGTTGTTATATGTTCATCCCCGGTTAGAGTCCACCTGTCTGAGGAAAAATCAGTGGACCGTAGCGACTCTCCTGAGTCGCAAGTTTACTCCTTAGATAGAGAAAATCTCATGTTGTCACGGATCAGACAAATCAAGGGCGCTTGCCCGAAAGGAGTCTGGCCCGCTGAGGCTTGCATGAGTAGTAGTGGCGATTGCGCGACCCTCCGACACTCGGTGGCCTATCGGCCTGCTATCCGAAGTGTGGTGGAGTCGTGCCGGTGGACACGCTGGGTCAGCAATTCTTGACCTTTAACAGCGTGACTTTGCGGGGCTAGAAGCCCAGGCAGTGGGG